CTATCACTTTTTATCCGGACATTGTGGGACATTTTCAAAATATCTTTGAATTTTTTTACGGACGTTCTCATCTGTGTACCGGATTCGGCGCTTCGGGAACATTTTGTTCATCTGATCTGCAACCTTTGGATATGATAAATCATCCAGAAAATAAAGCCGAAAGATAATCCGCAGTTCGCTCTTCTCAATGGATTCTATGTACTCTTCCACCTGAATTGTCATTTCCAAAAGCTCTTCTTCCAGTTCCTCAAGCCTTCTGGTTCTCTTTTTCAGCAACTGTTCTTTTCTGGAGATCACGCCAACCGGTCTGCCAGTGATCTTTACCGTACCAAGTGGCTTCTTGCCCTTCTTACCACATGATACCGAATCCACAACAATTTGTCCATGCAGTTTATCCAATTCTTTCTGGATTTTCTCAATTCTCCGGCGCAGATCCTTAATCTCTTCTTTCATATCTGCGTACTCAATCAAAATGCCCTTGTCCACCGGTATCCACCTCCGCTGTAATGTCATACTTCTTTGCCAGATATTCTGCAACGCTTACGCTCTGGTAAGCCGGTCGCTTAAATCTCTCCAACGCCTTTGCATCATGCCGGCTCTCCAACTCTTCATAATGCTGCTGCCTGTCCCGCCGTTGCTCTTTTCTGCTTCGTTTCTCCTGCAAATTATCACCTTCTATCCTTGTCATTCCAATAATGCCGGGATAAGAAACGCCCATAAGCACCACGCTGATCCCGTCCATTTCATTGCTATCAGAATGGTTGTAGCTGTTATCATCCATATACAAATCTTTTTTACCGCATACATTGTGTATTTATCCTCTTCCATTTATCCCTTATACCTTTCCGGAAGTGGCATCCACGCCACAACCTTATACGGTTCTCCCTGTTCATCGAACCAGACACCTGTCTGAGAATAATACAGCGTTGTTGCCTTATCAGCTCCCTCGATCGTAACCAGAAACTCCGCTGCATACGCACTTCTGACATATGATTCTATGAACTCCCGCTGATCCGGAAGACGTTCTATTGTTGGAATCCATTTCATTTCCTTCCGCTGTTTAGTTTCGTGTGGAACCACTTCAAAATATTGTTTTTTCCAATCAAGAACATAATCCAAACAATAAGAACCGTAACCGATGTG